GGTCGAGGTGAGATGGAGCAGCTACGTGAGCAGCTCAGAGCCATCATGGAAGAGATGTCCTACGAGAGGATCGCGATGAAGGAGGCCGACCAGGCCGAGAACGTTCGCAGGGTCCTTGCAGGTGTGCCGTTGAAGATCTACACAGGCTGAAACCATGGCTCGTAAATTTGCAACGAGCCGAGAGCTCAACCTGATCGACCGGTGGAACAAGGAACTGATCCAAGACACTGTCCAGCAGGAGATCATCTACTACGGCATCTCGTACGACGAGAGTAGCGTCCATGACGTGTACGATGAGGCGATCCGCAAGGAATATCTCCAGCCAGTCAAGGTCAATGCACGAGTCGAGTTCGACCAGACGGCTACCACTTCTGGCGGTGGCTCGACGGACTCCACATACTCATGCACTGTGTACCTCCACCACGATGAGTGTGTCGACAGGAACCTCAAGCCTCGTGAGGGAGACTTCGTTGAATTTGGGCAGATCGTGTTTGAGATCACGACTGCGGCGTGGGCCAAGCCGGTGTTCGGTCAAATGAACGCGAAGCTGGAACACAAACTTACCTGCGTTGCTAGCAGGGAAGGTCAGTTTAAGGCGGACAGCTCTAGGATCGATGAAGTCGATAACACACATCCTGTAGAGACTAAAGTCGCGCGTACACTTGGTGATGATCTGTGAAAGGTTACAATGCGTAGAATTCTGGCAATCGCTCTGGTCTCCCTGCTTTTCCTCTCCGCTTGTTCCCACACCCAACGAGGTAGTGAATTCAAGCAGGTCCGTGAATCGGCCTACAAGGTCAAGGTGTCACTGACGCTTGACCTCACCCCACTAAACGAGTGGCAAGCCAAGAAGGAAGCTGACCGAAAGAAGCGAGCTGAGGACAAGAAGAACGAAGAGCAGCCAAAGAGGTGGCCTTCGTGGAAGTTCTGGAGCCACCAGCAGACCGCTGCTGCAACCTTCATCAACGGAATCCCTGTCAAACTCACAAACGCCCAGCAATCGATGGAGTTCCATGTCGTCAAGACGACCTCTAACACCGCTGACATCGGCTGGTCCGGTACAGGTTGGGTCGCAGGTCGCGCTCCTGGCCGCTCGTTCGTCATGACCGCAGGACACGTCTGTGAGTCCAAGGACGTCTATTCGATCGAGGTCTACGACATCGACTGGGAGGCCGAGATCATCACCATCCAGACGATTGACCTGCCTATCACCGTTAAAAAGCACGTGATGCTTAGCAGAGACGGAGTCGAGAGCGTGAACGGTACCATCGTCCGCGACGAAGACCTCGACGAGGCATACAACGGCAACGACCTCTGCATGCTCGCAGTATCGTCAGATCTCGGTCCTGCGATTCCCGTCGCCACGCAGGATCCTGAGTACGGACAGACCTGCTCTGTCGTCGGCGCGCCGACCGGACTCTGGGGCGGCGGCATCGCCGTGGCCTCCGAGGCGATCTTCTCGGGACGCGGCTCCGTCTTCGGAACCGAGCCTGATGGACTGGCATTCAACGGTCTTCTCGCTCCGGGCAACTCAGGATCAGCCGTCGTCTGCGACGGTAAGGTAGCCGGTGTCATCAGCCTCGGCTCGACACGCTTCAAGTCTCTAACGCACGCCGTCCCGCATGACTCCATCAGGAAGTTCATTCGCCAGGCGCTGCACCTGCAGAAGTGAATGCCACCCAGGGTTGCACCGATAACCGCCCGGACCATCCGGACGGAGGACGTAGATCGCGGCGTGAAGCGCTGGTTCGATAAGGTGGCAGACCCGTGGGCATCCGGTCCAGACGGAACCCGCAAGAAGGTACCGATCAAGTTCTCCTCGGGAGAGCGCTGGGTAGCATCGGCGGACAGGCAGGCTATGCGAGACCGTAACGGTCAGCTGATCCTACCCGTCATCCATATCTCAAGGAAGAGCTTTGACCCGACCGGCGGCACCATGGCACTCGGTCTGGGTGTCCCGAGGCTGCAGGTGGCCCGTAGGATCTCCCAGAAGACCTCGGCCTTGGCCAACCTGGACCAATCCAGGCCGATCTCTCAGAGGAGACTGAGAGACTCTGCTGTGTTCGAGATCGTCACAGTCCCGTTCCCACTCACTGGGCAGATGAACTACGAGGTCTCCATCCAAGCATCGTCGATGCAGCAGATGAATGATATCACCGAGAAGATCCTCTCGAAGCTGGAATTCTTTGATGTGCCGTCGTTTGTCGTCAGCCTTACCGCGGACGAGAAGAACAAGCCGCTGAAGACCGGAGACGGCTCGACGGAACTCGAGGCAACATCAGAGGCGCGGTATGCAGACCGTGCGCCGCTCTCTGACTACTACTTCGTTGGATACCTTGAGGGTGACTGGGGCAACGAGGGCAATTTGGACGAGTTTACCGATCAAGAGCGCATCATCGAGCTCAACTTCGGTTTTCGTGTGCCAGTTGCATTGATGCTCGACCCTGACGGCACCAAGCCGGCAATACAGGTAGAACAGACGGCTTTTGGTATCAAGATGGGTGACGAGGAGGTCCACCTTGTGGACGATCTGAGTGACCTCGATAAGATTTTTGGTCCTAAGTAAGTGGGTCTAGAAAGACCGTCGTATCAGAAGGTACTCGTCTTCGTAGAAAAGCTACGTTGAACCGACCAGAAGTTCGTGAGAAGAGAATTGCAGCTATAAAAGCTGCCTTGGCTAGACCAGAAGTCAAGAGTTTCGCTGTGCAATCACAGAAAGCTCGATGGTCTAAGCCTAAATGATGCTGCTTCGTCCTTTCAAGAATCAGTTGTCTATTTAACGCCGGGGTTTTCTCCCCGTCAACCGCTTCGAGAGGTGGAACCTTAAATGCCGCAGACCTTCCTATCACCTGGTGTCGAGACAGTCGAGATCGACCAGTCATTCCTGCAGGCTGGCGCTCCACAGCCTGGAGCCATCCTGATCGGTCGGACTGTCAAAGGTCCGGCCTTCATGCCTGTCACCGTCCGTGACTTTACTGAGTTCTCCAACGTGTTCGGTGGCGTCGATCCGACGATGCCTCTGGCATACGCTGCGAAGAACTACCTGAAGAACTCCACCTCTTTGACCGTCGTTCGCGTCCTCGGACACGATGACGGCACCTCCGCATCCAGCGGGTACAGCGTCACGAACGTCCTCGGCATCACCGATACGTCCGGAATGGTGAGCTCGACCGGATCGATCCTCGCGACGCTCCACGTGAACGCCGCATGGGCGAACATCCACGTCTCGGGTGTTGCAACCGACGCTAATCGCTTCGTCATCCGCATCGGATCGACGTTCGCGGCGACGGCTAGCTTCCTTACCAGCTCTGACGACTACATCGAGAAGGTGCTCAACACCGATCCGACGAAGTACAGCACATACGGCCACTACCTCTACCAGAACTTCGCGTTCAAGAAGCAGGCGGTCAGCGCCTCGTGGCACCCGGTCCAGACGATCGCGAACGGAGACGTCTCCTTCCTCCGCGACTTCGCTGGCGGACAGACGACGTGGATCAAGTCGCAGCCGCTCGGTGGCATGGAGTACGACATCCTCAAGTTTACCTCGATCGCACACGGCCGATCGACGAACGATGAGATCAAGGTCCAGATCGACAACGTCAAGCTGTCCTCGGCTCCGACGGCCAACCCGTACGGAACGTTCGACGTCGTCGTCCGCTCCTTCTACGACACCGACGCACGCCCGGTCGAGTTCGAGCGCTTTGTCAACCTGACCCTCGATCCGAACTCGCCGAACTTCGTCCTTCGTAGGATCGGCGACACGGTCGAGTCCTTCGACACGAACACCCGCAAGTTCATCGTGTCGCAGGGAACGTGGCCGAACCGCAGCCGCCACATCGTGGCCCAGCTGAACACCGAGGCCAACTACCCGGCGCAGGCCCTCCCGTTCGGATTCCGCGGCTACCCGAAGGACATCTTCTCGGGATCGAACATCGGTACAGGCGGCGCACTCGGCGACTCACTCGTCCCGGCGCTCCCGTACACGATCAATCAGGTCGACGGTAACGGCAACTACAACAACAACATCGCATGGGGTGTCTCGTTCGTCTCCGGCGGCATTGAGTCACGCATGCGCGCTGCCGCTGACAGCGTGCTCACGGCGTATCGCACTGGCTCTGACACGGACTTCTCACTGAAGCACCTGTCGGGCACCTACGTGAACGGCGTCCTCCGTCACGCGTACGACGTCACCCAGCAGGGATACTCGCCCATCTTCGCCTCGGCGTCGATGCAGAGCTTCACCGTGCCGCTCTGGGGTGGTTTCGACGGCTGGGACCTCAGGGTCACCGATCCTCTATACCTGAACAACTCCGACGGAGCTATCGTCCTCGGCGTCGTCGCTCTCAAGCGCGCCATTGACACGGTCTCCAACCCGGACCAGGTACAGGGTGACACGATCGCCCTTCCGGGCCAGCACAACATCCAGGTCACCGACTACACCCGTGACCTGGTGAACAAGCGCAAGGACATGTTCTACGTCATGGATCTCTCGGGATCGACCCGACAGGAAGTGGTCGCGAACCTGAACGCTCGCGAGATCGACGACAACTACACGGCCGGATACTACCCGGACCTGATCCTGACCGACGCCACGACGAACCGCCAGGTCCGCGTGCCACCGTCTGTCGGAGTCATGGGTGCCCTCGCATACACCGACCGCGTCGCTCAGGCGTTCTTCGCTCCGGCCGGTCTGAACCGCGGTGGACTCACCCAGTTTAGCATCACGGACACTGTGGACCGTCTGAACCACGACGATCGTGACTCGCTCTACGACGCACGCATCAACCCGATCACCAAGTTCCCTGTCGAGGGAATCGTGGTCTTCGGCCAGAAGACAATGCAACTCCGCCCGTCGGCGCTGGACCGCGTCAACGTCCGTCGACTGCTGATTCTCGCCAAGAGGGCAGTGGCTGGCATCGCTAGGACGCTGGCATTCGAGCCGAACAACCCGGCGACCTGGACCAGGTTCGTCAACAAGGTGAACCCGATCCTAGAGAACTACCGCCGTGACCAGGGAATCAACCGGTTCAAGGTGGTCATGGACTCAACGACAAACACCAACGACGTGATCGATCGCAACGAGATGAAGGGTAAGATCTTCCTCGAGCCGACCCGTG